GATGGTTTAGAATCTAATGTAGTTTCAGATATGTTAGCTGAATTTAGCCAACGCGAAGCTCAATCTATGATTACAAACAACGATCAAGGTGCGGCTACTGTAACTGCTGGTGGCGGTTCTGACGGCTTACGCTCTCTTAATCAATATCCAGGTGCTAATGCTACTTATACAGGTGGCACTACATCAGAATCATCTTTTGGTTCATCAGGAACGGCATCAAGCGATGGTTTGCATAATTTAGCAACATACGATCAATTAACAACAAACGGAAATGCATTAGCAAATAATGTTGTTTATAAAGACATTGTTAATTTTGTTTATGCGCTACCACAAGCATATTGGACACCTAATGCTAAATTCCTTATTAATCCTGTTATGCTTTCAGCAATTCGTGGATTAGTGGATGATCAAAAGCGCCCAATTTATGTTGATGGTTTATCTCGCGATGATGGTATTGTTGGTAAATTACTAGGTTTTGATGTTGTAGTTAATACCTATGTAAATGCACCTTCAAAATACTCTGCATCAGCTGGAACTGATCCATTGTATCCAATGTATTTTGGTGATTTTACTAGAGGTCATACTATTGTTGATCGTTTAAACATGGTATTACGCCGCTACGATCAAACATTGCCAGGTTCTATTACTTTCTATGGTGAAAAGAGATTAGCAACATCAATCGTTGATCCTTTTGCTTTAGTGCGTTATAGATCAACAAAAACTGCTAGTTTATAGCATATTGTAATATGGGGAAAAGGCGGTTTTATCGCCGCCTTTTTTTCTTAACTAATTAGGAATATAAATGAATACATCTAATAAAATTTTAAATGGCATTAAACAGGCATTAACTGAAGGTAAAGCCACAGTTAATTTTACTGATAAAAATAAGACCAAAGATGTAGAAGAAGCATCAACGCTAACAGGATCAGGTTTAAATATTGGTGGTCGAGTTTATTTTGATGACGCTTTTGCCGCTTTAAGATATGCAAACCCATTCAGAATGGGAAGTAGGCAAGTTACATATACAGGATCAGCCGCTCAATTTGTGGCTAAAACAGGTAATGCCGCAAACTCAACAAATCCTTGGTTGTATGTTGTTACTCCAAATGCAGGCTCACCAAATATTGCAACAACTACTTGGCAAATGCCAACAAGAGTTATTACTGCACAATTACCAATTAGAACTGCCGTTATGGATGACATTAATGCTATTGATTCAGCTCTTGTAAATGATTTAATGTTGGAATTTAGTCAATTAGAAGCGCAATCAATGGCAACTAATGATGATCAATCAGGATCATCAACAACTTCAACTGGCGGAACAAGTGGATTAAGAGGTTTAACGACATACTTAACAAGTGCTTCTACTCCAGCTTATGGAAGTAGTGGAACTGCAATAACAAATGGTATTCATACAATATTAAAAACTGAATTTACTAACACTCAAATAACTTATGATCAAATTGTAGAAGCAGTTAAAGCGTTACCTTCACAATATATGAATGTTCCAGGAACGGCGTGGCATTTACATCCATCTTTAATTCTTCAATTAAGAAAATTAAAAGGATCAACGGGTGGCGCTCCAATGTTTGTAGAAACAGGAACGGAAGATGGTGGATCATTAGTTTATTTATTTGGATTCCCTGTTATACCTAATCCATATTTAACAACTACAGGCGCAAGTTCTTTATCAGGCGTATTAGCTTGTTGGGAACATTTTTATACTATTGCGGATGCTGAAGAAATGACAATTCAACGCTTTGACCAAACTGCTCCAGGCTTTGTAACACTCTATGCTGAAAAGCGTTTAGCATCAACAATTCGTGATCCTTTTGCTGGAGTATTTTTAATAGGTTCTGCATAATGACTGATACATTAGGACAAGTGCCGTATGGAACTACTCGCAATCCGTTTAACTATGATAAGTTTGAACAGATTAGTCGCGACTTAACTACAAACTGGTTAAGTATAGACGAGATAGCGCAACAATTAAATTTAGGAACTGATGAATCGCAAGATGCGTATTTAGAAAGTTTAGAATTAGCCGTTCGCATGCATATTGAAGATTATCTTGGTATGTCAATTTTCCCTACATCATATAGGGTTTATTATGGCTTATCAGCTAATTTTTCAACGCCTGTTTATTTAGATTTGCCAGTTACAAGTTATGTTGATAAGTTTAATAGTGGTAATTTAAGCATTACAAAAGTTGCTTATTATAATGGAAGCACACCAAGCGTTTTAACAACGATTGCTTCAAGTAATTATTATTATGATTCGACAGGAAATAAAGTTGTATTAAATAGCGGTATTCCATCGGATGTAAGCACTTTTAGAACAAGTCCTGTCATTGTTGAATATACACAAAATGCAAACTTTACACAGGCTTATCCTGTAATTAAGCAAGCTGGATTATTATTATTTACGCATCTTTATAATAATAGATCAGAATCAGTAACGGATGGTTTGCAAAAGATTCCTTATGGAGTGGATTGTTTATTAAGACCTTATAAACCATTGGTAATGTAAATGGCCATAACAAAATTTGAAACAGTAGAAGTTAATGACTTGTCTTTTGCCACAAGCAGTTATGGTGAAACACAAACAACTAAAACTCTTAAATTTACAAGCAGGCCATTAATATCTGAAGTCAGAGCTAATGTAGCTTCTTCAGAAAAATTTAGAATATATAGTGATTTGGTGCAAATGAAATTTAACTACACACCATATACTAGAGATATAGTAGATAACGATAATTTATATTCAATAACTTATCAAAATGTTGATTGGCGAATAGCCGATTGTAGTATATCTAATGATAGAATGAGTGTAACTTTAATATGTTACTTTAACAAACCAAGTGTAGATGTATAAATGGCAACTCAACAAGATGTTAGGTTATACGCACAGGCAATACAGGCACAATTATCTAGTATAGTTACGCCTGTTCCTGTATATGCAAATTTTAATAGAAATTTTGCAACGCAACCTAAATTTATTACTTGGCAATTAAGAGATGTGCATCAACCAGTATATACTGGTAATGTTCAAAGTATTAAAGGTATAGATACACCTGTTTTTCAAATAAGTGTATTTACTACAGAAATGGCAGATGGTTTTGATACTGCTAATACTATTTTGCAAGCATTACATGGTTATAGTGGAACTTTTGGCAATATTACTTATAATTTTAAAGTTTCAAAAGCAGATGTAGTGTGGTTATATCATGGATACGACAATGAAATTGGGCTTCATAATATATTTATGGATTGCACCTTATACATACCAACATAAGAACTTTTTAATTTTTTAATGTGAGGAAATAAATTATGGCACTTCCAAATAAAGTTTTACCAGGTTTTAGCGCAAGTCTTTATTGCCAAGCTTCAGCAACACCAACACCTTTAACAGTAGCTAACCTTTCTGTATATGCAAGCGTTTCAGCTTTAGCAGTTTCAGCAAATTTATTGCCTGTAGAAGCTATTCCAGCTTTTGGTCAAGATGATGCAATGGCCAATTACAATGTGGCAGGTTCTCGTCAATCTGACAAGATTCCTACACAAGCCGCTCCAACATCAATGACAATTACTGCCGCTTGGAATCCAAGTGACGCAAACCTTTTATTAATGCGTGGCGATGCATACAACGGCACAATCGACAGAACATTTATTATTTCTGCAACTGATGGCACAAACATTGTAAATTATGCTTTTAATGGCCGAGTAGGTCAATTCACAGTCGATCCTAACCCAACGGCTGAAGCTAAATGCACATTTACAATTCATCCGCGCGGCAATCAATATGGTTGGTCAAACAACGCTTAATAAGGATTAAATATGAAATTATCTGAAGCTATTGAATTATTGACAAGCACTTATCAAAGCCTTGATGCAGTAGCTTTAGGCTTGCCTGTCGATGCAAAAGAAGTTGCTGATGCTTTAGCAAAAGCTAATCCTGATAGTGCTGAATATGTTGCACTAAAAGCATTGGCTAAAGCTAATCCTTATGAAAATATAAAAAAAGAAAAGGTAATACAAAATGACGACACAAATAAATAATAGCGATGACTTATTAAGTTATTTGGTATCCCAAGCTAATTCAGGTCAAAAGAATTGGTTTGGGTTTGCCCAACAACGCTTAACAGGTATTAATTTAGCCCATGAGATTGCTAAAAATCATGCGGATAAACTTACACCTGAAGAATGTGTTGATTATGCTATTAAACTAAATAATGCGGTTTATCACAAAATAATTAAGGCAGATTAATGAGTGTCAAATTTGCGGTCAATGGGCTAAAAGAAACTCTTGCTACTCTTACATTATTTCAAGAGCAATTTGGCGACAAAGACGCAAAAAGTAAAGTATTAATACCAGCCGTTAGAGAAGCAATGAAACCTGTATTGGCTATGTCTAAAGCATTATCACCTAAAGACACAGGCTCATTGGATCGTTCTTTGTATATTACTGCAAGGCGACCTACTAGAAAAGATATGAAGTCAAGATATGTAACACCAAAAGATTCTGTTATATCTCTTGTTTCAACTCGACCAATTCCTAAAAAATTAAAACAACAATTTCACTCTCAATATGGTAATTTAAAAGGTAAGGAATATAAAAAAGCTAGAAGGAAGTTTTATACTGAAGCTGGCGTTATGTTTGACGCTAGAGCAATAGCCAATGAGTTTGGAACGGCTAATATGTCAGCTAAACCATATTTGCGCGTATCATTAGAATCACAAGCTCAAGCGGTTGCAACAAGGTTAGGTTTAATTATTAAACAAAAAATGGAAGCTTACAAAGCTAAAAATTTAACAACATAAGGAAAAGATATGAGTAAATTAGGATTAGCACTCGGTAAAAAATACGAGGAAAATAGATTATCAGTATTAACTAGGTCGTTTGAATTAGGCGATCATACATTTAAAGTAAGAGTGCCAAGCGTTCAAGAAATTGAAGCTATTTATAATTACTTTAAAAATCCTAATGAAGAAAAAATTGAAGCAGAATATCAGTTAATGATAAAAGCTTTTGAAAATCTTAAAGATCAAGAAGGTGTGGAAGTCAAAGATAATGATTTTATTATTGACGGCAGATCAATTAGAGAAACTGCTAAAAATAAACATATATTGCAACACAGAATAACTGAATATATTAAATTTCTAATACCTGAAGCAGGATCATTAGAAGATATAACTTATGAAGATGTAGAAACTGAATTTCCATTAACAGTTCAAATGACTTTAGTGGAAAAAATTAACGAGGTTATTAGCCCTGACTATAAAGACATAAAGTCAAAATAGTAAGCTCGTTAAGAACGCAAGTTCGCGCGTCTATGGTTTTTAACGGGCATACAATACAAGATATAGATGCGCTTGATGAAGCTACCATGAATGAAATAACAGTCATGTATGCGGATGGGTTAGTTGGAAATAGAGCTTTATTAAATATGCAAGGAACTCTAGTAGCTGGAGTTTTTAATTATTTAAGAGCAAGTAGTAGCCAACCTTATACTCTAAAAAGCGTTTTAGGTAGTGCTTATGAATATTTTTATGGTATAGAAAAAGCTGATCCTAGCGAATCCTTACTAACATTTATGTCGCAAGCACCTGACTTTAAAATGGACAGATTTCAAGGTAAATAACAATGGCAATTATTTCAAGATTAGCAGTTTTACTTGGGCTTGATGCAGGCGAATTTAATGCCAATCTAGGTAAGGCTAAAGATAAAGTAGAAGGTTTTAGCGCAGGCGCAAAATTATCATTAGGCGCAGTTGCGGTAGCCTTTACTGCTTCCGCTCGCGAAGCAATTAACTTTGCTGACAAAATAAACGATGTCGCTAAAGCTAATGAAATGTCCGTTCAATCTGTATTGCGTATGTCGCAAGCCTTATCAACAAATGGTGGTAATGCCGATGATGCTGGCAAACTTATGGCATCGTTCGCTAATAAAATTGATGAAGCCGCACAAGGATCATCAAAAGCGCAAAAAGCATTTTTATCTATTGGCGTTTCTTTAAAAGATTTAAGAACGCTTGCTCCTCAAGAATTATTTGAAAAAACTATTAAATCCCTTGCTGGTGTTGAAGATACTGCTAAACGCAATGCGCTTGCTATGGATATGTTTGGCAGAGCTATTCGCGGTGTTGATATTAAAGGTATGGCGGATGAGTTTGAAAAAACTAAAAATCAATTTGCAGGATCAGATGAAATTTTTAAAAGCATAGGAAATTCTGTTGATAGATTAGATAGATTTTTTATGAATTTAAAAATAACACTTGCTAATAATCTTGGCCCAGCTTTTGAATATGTAACAATTGCTATGGAAAATTGGCAAAAAAAATCAAAAGAAACAATTGATAGATTTGCTGAAATTAGAAAAGAAGCTGGTTGGTGGGCGGCTTGGCTAGATAAAGAAGGTTTAAGAAAGTTTGAGTTTCCTTCGCGCGGCTCTGTTCAAGATGCTACTATTCCTGGCATTATGTCAGGTATTGGCGGTATGGCCGCACCTAAAAAAGATGTTAGGGCAGTTGAACTTGATGAAAAACAAAAAGCAGAATTAAAACGATTAAAAGAGATTGCAGAAAAGCAAGAAGAATTTTATAAAAAAGAACTGCAAATTTCTGAAGCTAAAAGACAAAGAAATCAAAAGGAAGCTGAATTTGTTTTTCTTGCAGAAAACGAAAAAAAACTGCAATTAGAATTATTTGATATTGAACAAAAGCGCAAACTATTAGTTCTTGAAAAGAAAATGAATCAAGAACAAGCTAATGAATTTGCACAATCAGAAAAGAAAAGGGCGCAAGAAGCATATCAAATTGCTGAATCACAAAGAAGTTTTGAATTTGGTTGGAAAAAAGCTTTTGCTACTTATGCAGATAACGCTTCTAATGCCGCTAAATTAGGTGA